GCCGAGACGGGATCGTCTGGTTCGCTCGCTCATTGCCTTGAACGCGCCAACGCTGCGTCTGTTGATCACGCATCTGGTTGTACGCTCGCTCCTTCCTGGCCGGATTCTTTCGTTTGGGCTGGCCTGAGCCCTTCGATTTCTGATTGCCTTTTCCTGGCATCAGACGAGTCACCAATTTAGGGTGCTCGTTAGCACACTTTACAACGGGTTCCCACCGTGTGCATGGTGGGACTGTTCATCTGACGGTACAGTGGGTCCACTTTCGCTGGTCAGTCCGCCCCCGAAGGGTTGGTCATCTGCTACTCGCTGAGGTCCACTGCCAATCCGTGCAGTCTCTCGACAATTTCCGGGAATACTCTGTAATACCCTTAGTACGGAATTTCCGCGATGCATCTTGTTTCACTAGAGTTGTGTCGATTGCAAAGCGTCCGACGCGTCCGTATCCACAGATCGCGCAACCGTTTTGGAGAGTCTATGCCGTCAGACCCCGACATGCCCACAATTGGGCATGGTTCGATGATTTCCCTATCCATTGGGAGATGTTGAGGCTATCCACTGCCATTAGCCTTTGTTTATGCGGGGACCACCGCATTTCGTGAGTCATGCCTGGGCAGGGCAATCCTCGTCGTCCTCTGGTTCGAGGACTCGGACGAACTTGTTCTCGCCACATTGTGAGACATGTACGTGACCAAACAGGTGGGGTGCCGTTTCCAGCAACTCCATGAGCTCAGCCGCATCACAGGACTCGATTTCCCCAAACAGTAGGGTCCTCTCCTCCTCTTCACAATGCAGGTCAACATTGGCACGCAGCCAATCACGCTGGGTATCGTTTTCGAAGCGCCCCAACCTCGGGTGTCTCGCGTGGTACGTGGTCCCTTCGCGTTTCACCGGACTTAAGCGTAGCTCAAAGCGCAACATCTTATCGGACATGATGCGCCAAATCTTCCCACCCGCACTCTGAACTGCTCCATTGAGCATCAGAGTTTTTCCGAAGGCCAACAACTTTGTGATGGTTCCATTCGTGCGGACAGGGAGGAGCTCCCTTCGCGGCTCAGTTTCAAAGCCGCCATCCTGAGGTTCACCCGACAACCACGGTGCAGTTACGGGCTGGGGCACGTCTACAAGAGACGCCTCGAGGTGCTGTCGTTCACCAGGCAGCTCGGTGATTACCGCGAACGGCGCGTCATCGAACAATTTCCTAGCCAGGAGACGCTGTGGTAGCGTGACCTTCGACTTAAAGCCCTCAGGTTGCGTGACTCCCATGCCACCAAGACTGATCGGGAGAAACATATTCCGGCCTTTGCACTCAGCCCTAATCTCAGTCTTGAATCGACTGAGGTACTGTGCAAGGATGTCTTTCCCTTTCCCAGGTAGGGCACCGGCGGTGATCCTATCGATGACGGCGACATAAGACTTCTCATCCTCGTCTAAGCCGACAACTTCATCCCCCTGACTTCCAAGAACCTTGTTCTGTCCAAAGAAGAGCCCAACATTCAGAAACGGAATGTACTTAGGCGTAGAGGAATGTTTCAGGACCGTCCACCAGGAGGTACCCGCGGGGCGGGACCTCCCCTTTCGGAGATCAGTATCTTCAAAGCGCTCGACGAATCGGAACCGTGCGAGGTCGAAGTGGTAGCACGCAGAATTGGCATTAGCGTAAACAGGATGGTGGTAGGCCTTGCCGGGACTCATGGTGAGACCAACGGCTTTACCAAGCTCCACATGCTCCTTCCAGAGGGATTGAGGCGCAACGTACAACATGTCGTCGCCGTTCACCAGAACTCCCTTCAGCTTATCCGCAAGAGGTCGCGGGTCCTTGTCAATAACAGCCAGGTACAGGCCAAGGTTAGCAAGACAAAGGATTGGGAACGAAAGGATCGAACCCATTAGCTGGCCGTTACGCTGCTGCACTGGCAGCACAGTCTCGTTAAACGGCTTTGGATACTCACACATATGGGGTGCAAGCACGGAGCGCCACAAATTGCACATGGCTGGATCCTGCCCCTCGATGATGGACTCGAGGATGGAGGCGGACAGACGAGCGGAAAGCTTGTCCGTTGCTGCCGAGTAGTCTATGGAAAACCACTCATTACGCCCGTCACCAGTGAGGACTGGGTTGACGGCCAAGTCATAGAGATCTGTCGTCTGGAGCGGAGCCCCTATCAGACGGAAACAGTCCATCTCTCTCAGGACACCATGCAAGCTCTTCTGGAGCCTTTTGGATGCATAGTATGGTGTGGCATTCCCTTTCGAAATCACTCGGACTTTCAAGGGTTCCAGCACAGCCTGAATCGTCGCCTTCAGCACGCGCTGTTCCTGCGCATACATCACGTTTGAACGACGTAGATGATTGTACCATTCACGCTCCCCATCGGGATATGCGTAAACCTCTATAAGAACGTTGAGCTCCACACGCCCACTGACAATTGCCCGAGGGTAAAAAGTCATCGAAACGAGGTCAGGATTGA